AAATGTTAATCCTGCATTACTCTTTAGTCCTAAATCTCCTGTTGCTGCAGTAACAAATAATGGAAAACAAGTTTCATCTGTTGCTTCATTGGCTACTGTTATTGCTGTCCCTATATTATTTAATGCTGTTTGTATATCTTCTATCATTTTAGAAGTAACAATATTTGCCATAGCATAAGTATGGTCTGCTGTATTGTGGTCATTATCTGATGTACTTTCTTGTGCCCTTGTAATGGTAAATGTACTTCCAGATTTTGCTGTTACTCTAACTATTTCTACACTTGGGTCATCTGTTGGATTACCATATTCACCAATATCCCATATAACACAATTATATTCTCCAACACTTGAGGGGTCGCCAAAGTTTGTAGCATCTGTCAAAACAACAGAGGTTGCTCCAGATGCTATTTCAGTTATTGTAGTTTTTGCAAAATTATTTGCGTAATCTAAATTTGCTGTTGCCATATTATTCTCCTAATTTTATTCTTGTTGTATTCTTTGTCTGTTCTGTCCAAGAAGTAGAGTTTTTTGTTTGTTCTGTCCAGCTTGTTGTATTTTTAGTATTCTCTGTCCAAGAAGTAATATTTTTTAAAATATTTAACCAACCAGATGAGTAATAAACAATGCTTAATGCTAAATTATCTGATACTGATTTTAAGGCACTCCAAACATTACTAATTGTTTCGCTTAATCCAAGATTATCACTTATTGTAATAAATCTATTTCTTATAACCGTTGCGCTTTCATTTAATCCCAAACTATCACTTACTACTATAGACATATTATAAAGTTTTGTCAATACCTCATTAAATCCCAAGCTATCTGATACTGATTTTGTGGCTGCCCATACTTTTGAAACCAACTCACTAAAACCAAGACCATCTGAAACTAACTTTATACACAACCAAGTTGCTGAAATATTCTCTCCCAATCCTAAAGAATCTGTTGTTGTGTTTTTTGCTTGCCAAATTTTTGTTATACTTTCTTGTAATCCAAAAGAATCAGATACAACTATAGCCTGAAGTCTTCCATTAGAAATACCTCCATATTGAATTGAACCATATCCATAACTTCCGTACATTTTTAATCGTTTTTACAAATAAGTTTATATGTTAATGTAAGAGCATCTCCAGATTCTAAGTTTTTATCAGAAGTTAAAACACTTCTTGACATCATATCTCCAGAAGAAGAAGCATTAAATACTCCAACCTCTCTAACTGTTTTTGTTCCAGTTACAGTAAATGCTTTTACTAATTGTAATGTATCATTGGTTGCTGTTGTTGTTGTTCTTGTAACTGTTGCTGCTGCTCTTTCTAATCCCCCATCGGTTAGTTCTGTTCCCAATGTTGTATCTGTTGCTGCTGCGGCGGTACTACCAGAACCAACTGCTAAATATGTAAATGCTGTTGGTGAGCCAGTGCTTCCAATAAGACCAGCTATTTCAGCTAATCCAGTATTTACAATAAGGTTTTTAATAACCTCATAATATTTTCGTTTTCCGTTTTTATCTTTTACATCAATGGTATAAATACCCTCGAATTTTAAGTTTCCACTAAAGTTCATATTTATTTTCTCTTATTTTGATTAAACTTTCTCTTTATTTGTGGTCGCATTTCTCTATGGCGACTTCCATAGAATTGCTCCAATTCTTCTTTTAATTTTTCTAAATTACTTAAAAGTACATTTAACTTTGTTTGGTCATATGTATTTGAATAATCTATTGCAGCACCAACAGAAATTATCTCGTGAAAATTCTCTGCAAATCCAGGTGCTTGTGTTGTATCAGATGTTGTAAACTCATCTACATCTCTACTAAAATAACATTTTATTCCACCGCTTGCAGTAACATCGGAATCACTTGGCTTTGGATAAAGCAAAATTGAATCCCCGACTAAATCATAATAAACTGGTTTTCCAGCAGTTTCATAAAACTCTGACATTGCAGACCCTACTTCTTCTTTATTTATTGGTTTTAGTTTATACCAATCTCCATTTGAATCTTTTATTTCTATTCTATCAATTTTTTGTGCTGTGCTTGGCAACTCATAATCTTGTTGTTCACTTCCAGGTGTTGTAACCAAATCTGCTGTTGCAACTGGAAAATTAGTATAATTAGAATCATCATATTCCCATTCTCCTGTTGCATTCCATATCCAAGAGTTTGCTCTTCTATACCAGTTATTAGCTGACCTTATAAAATCAGCCAATGGAAACTGTGTAGTGTCTGAACGAGAAATACCCAACTTGAATAAAGCGTCGTGGTAAAGTGAATACTCTGGATTTGATGTATTGTATATTTGCATATTATTTCTTTTTACCTGGTTTCCAACTTGTTACTTTTTGAAGAACTCCATAAATATATTTTCTGGTTCTTTCAGAAGTTGTTGAACCAAACTTTTTCTTTGCCTCAGTCTTTAATTTTCTTTCTAATTTCTTTGGCATACTATTTTGAACTTACAAAGGGATTAAAATATACTTGTCCCTCTGGAAATTCTATTTTAGGTTCTTTAAGACCTTTATTTTTATTTTCTCTATATTCTCCAGCATCCCATTGTCCTATACCCTTATGGTCTGCAACAATGGTGGGAATTATATAATTTGTAAATCCAGCCCTTTTACTTCGTTCACTTATTTCAAAATCTTCTGCTCCGTAAAATCCATAATTTTCAGTAAGGAATCCACAAACTTTAAACAACTCTTTACTAAAAATTCTTGGTCCAACTGCTCTTGTTACTAAAACTTCTTTTCCATTAATATTTGTAATTGGTGTAGTATATTCTAATTCTAATAAGCTATCCCAATGCAATACTTTTGTTGCAATTATTCCTGTGTTTGGTATTGCATTTCCATATTCTAACATATCTCTCAACCAATTATCTGGCATAAAAAAATCATTCTCTAAATCAATTACCCAATCTCCACGACATACAGAATAAGCAGCATTTTTACTTTTACTTAAACAATCATTCTTTCTTTTAAGGAAAACTTCTGGCTGATATTTTTCAACCAGTTCCTCTACACCATCTGTTGAGCTGTTATCTATCCATATTAGTTCAAGGTCTAAATCTTCTATTCCTGTATTTTTTAAATTGTGTTCTAAAAACTTATCGGTTAATTCTTTTCTGTTATATGTACACAATACCAATGATACCCTTGTCATATTTCTTTATATAATTTTTTCCAAAACTTTATGCTTTCTAATAATGGTTCAAATTTAGTTCCTTCAAGTTTAGGATTAAACTTTTTAAGTAAATCTAACTTTGGACTCATCTCGCTAAATGCTAAATCTATTATTTCGTAAAACTCATCATCATATTTATTCATTGCCTCCTCTTCTTTAGCATCTGCATCTGCATCTATCTCTGTTTCGTGTCTTACGATTGGCAATCCATATGTCATAGATTTGCCCATCTTTTCTATAAACTTCTGGAATATGTATCCACCGAATATATCGTCGTGTCTTCTAAACCTTAATTTCTTATAATCAAAGTTTGGAAGGAAGAATAGATATGGCACGTATAATGCTTTTATTGCCCAATTCATCCCACTCAATGACGTTTTTCCACCTATAACAGTGTTGAGATGAACATTTGGACTACTTGGTTCATTCAATGCTCTATCTGCACCATTTATGTCTAAAACATTATTCCATAATCCCATATTAAATACTACTTCCCAATTCCTCTTTGAGTATGGAAATCCTCTTGGATAAAACCCAGTATTCTTAATTGGATTATCCCACCCACACCCTTCCATCTGTAAAGCCTCTATGTGTTTTTCAACAAAATCTCTAGGACAGATGCAATCGCTATCAATACCAAGTATAATATCGTAACCCTCATTATAAGCAAGCCAGTGTCCAAAGTTTTTACAAGCACTTGATTTATGGAATTTTTCAAAGTCTTTATATAAAGCTCCAAGTTTTTCTTTTTGCTTTTCATAATCATATATTCTTACATTCTTTCTATCAATTTTAACCTTTCCATTACTATCATCTGTAATTATTATATCACAGTCTGGCAATGCGTTTATCCATTTTTTGCTAGGTTGTAGATGAACTGGTGCTGTTAAACAAATCTTCATTTTTTTATATATTTATCCACCTTTTATTTTCTTCTTTTAATGTCCACTTTATTGTCTTTCTTAAACTTTCTTCAAAGTTAATTGGATAATTAAATCCTGCCCTTTCTATTTTACTTCCATCTAATGCATATCTCAAATCGTGTCCTGGTCTTGAAGCGTGGAAACTTATCATTTCTATCTTTGCTTCTTTTCCCATTATATCTCCTATCATTTTAGCCAATTCTGAATTTGCTATTTCTTTTTCTCCAACTACATTCCAACAACCAAGACTAGCGTCTTCTTTATTTAATTTTTCATTTGTTTCTTCTAAAATAAAGTGTACTGCTTTTGCTATATTTCTTGCGTGTAAGTAATATCTTGTTCCTGATTTAGTTAGTGTTGCATCTGCGTGTATCTGTATTGTTTCTCCATTCAATATTTTTCTAATACATAATGGAACGAACTTTTCTGGGTGTTGTCTTTCTCCAATAATATTCATTGTGTTTGTAATATTAATTGGAAGTCCATAAGTATTAGCATATGCTCTTGCTATTGCTTCTTGTGCTGCCTTACTTGCTGAATAAGGATTGCCAGGATTTTGTCTATCTCCCTCTTTATAATTTACTCCTTCTGGTGCTGTCCCAAATGCTTCATCAGTACTAAACTGAATAAACTTCTTTAATCCTTTTAATTCCCTTGCCCACTCAAACATATTAAGACAAAGATTAACATTATTCTTAATAAAATTTACTGGGTCTACTATTGAATTATCAACGTGCGATTCTGATGCTAGATTAATTATATAATCCACTTCTCCTATTTCTTTCTTAACGCCATCGCTTAATGGTAAATTAAGGTCAATGACAAATATCTTTACACGTTTCTCATCAAAAATATTTATATCTCTTAATCTATCAAATCCATTAGTGGCATAAGATAACTTATCTAGAACCACAATATCCCAATCAGTGTTCTTTAAAAAATGTTCTACGAAATGTGCTCCTACGAACCCAAATGCTCCTGTAATACAAACTGTTTTTTTCATATGTTTTTATATTTTATGATTATCTACGAATAATCTTTTTTTTCTATCTTGATGTTCTATATATCTATTTTGAAATATATCTTCGTTCATTTTATTCCCCTAATTATTGTTTGCCAACTAACATTAGCAACTAAATATTTATGTTCTCCCAATACCTCTGTTTTAAAACCATCATTTAACATTTCCATTTCTAATCTATATTTTGTCCATAATGATTTATGTGGGTCTATTGGTTGCCCAACATTATTAATTTCTTTTCCATCGTTTGACATTATCATTTTGTTTGCCCTTATGAAGTCAAATTCATTAAATATCTTTTGAAAATCAGGAACTACAAATATTACACTTCCACCTGGTTTTAAAACCCTATAACACTCTTTTATCATTTCAATAGCATCGTCTACAAATAAATGTTCTATAAAATGTCCACAATATATTTCATCTACTGAATTATCTTCCCAATCTAATGGTAATTTAATTTCTTTTAAAAGGTCTGGCTCTACTGCTGGGTCTTTATCAATGTTAATAAATCCAGATAATTTCCACCTACTACAACCAAAATTTAATTTAATGACTCTATCCATAGTTTTTTTATATCTTTAATGTTTCTATTTTTTAATACCCATTTTTTTTGTTCTTCTACTACCTCTTTTCTATGTTTTGTATCTACCAATAATCTTTTTAGTTTTTCTTTGAAATCACTTAATCCATTATATGTTTCGTTCACTTCTTCTGAATATGGTAATATGTTTGGTGCTAATGTGGCAATTCCAAGTGAAGCATATTCATAAAACTTTATACAAGATTTTGATTTATTAAATTCATTATCTTCTAATGGACATAACCCAATGTCTGCATTAATTGATTTCATTATGTGTGGATACATTTCTACTGGATAAAATGGAAAATGTATTACTTCCATATCCTTTAGAAACTCCCAACATTTAAGAGCTGTTCTTTGGTATTCTGAACCACTTTCTAACACATTAAATGATTTTAATTTTTCATAACAAAACATTGCTGCTCCCAATGGTTCTTGTGTAAATCCTTGTAATACTAAATTAAATGGACATTCTTTTTTTAATGAATAAAGAATTGGTAATATCTCTAACATATCTCCCCAATGACTTGAACTACCAGAATATATTACAACTGGAAGATTATTTTGCCACCTGTTTAATTCGTATATACTGAAATCTATTGAATTAGGAATAACCTTGACATTCTTGTTAAATTGTTGTAAAACTTTCTTTAATTTCGGTGTTGTTGTTGTAACTACATCTGCAGCTTTTAATATTTCAATTATTTGTGGCGTGGCTCTTATGTTTCCTATACTTGCTGGATTATGAACTGGAACACTCCAAATATCATCATCAATATCATAAGCAATTTTTACTCCTAATTTTTTTGCTTTTGCTATAATCTCTGTTACTGGTTTTCCATACATTCTTTGAAACATTATCCAATCAACTTCTTTTAAAACCTTGTCCCAATCATCATAATTAACAGTTACTTCAATTATTTCGTATCCATCTTTTCTTAATTCTTTAGCGGGTATAGCAAACCTATAATGATAACAACCATTTTTAAAATCCATTATAGAATTTAATACGTATGCTATTTTCATTTTTTTAAATATTCTAAAAATTTAATATTTTCTGCTATTCCATTTTCTTGTTCTTCTAAAACAGCTTCTGGTGCTCCCGTATCTTTTAAATATTGTAAAATAACTTTTCCTTCGTATAATTTTTCTTCTACTTTTTTAATTAATTTCTTTTTCATATATTTTTGCCAGGGTAGAAAGAAAGAGGAAAAAACTGAATAAAACCTCTTTCCCTCTACACCGGCTTCAGTTTTATTATTAAGTCCCAGTGTGTACAAATCAAGAACTATGCGTAGATTTTTGCATCTAGCCATCTTGACCTGTCTCTTGTCCAACTTCCAATACCATAACCAGTCCAGAAGTGAATAGCTTTACCAATCTTAAGTTCAGTATCAACTACTTTCATTCTAGGTGTAGCTAACATAATTAACTGTATCATCTTTTTCTTTCCGATGTAGCAATTAGTTGTGTTTGCTGTTCCACCATAGGTTGCAGTAGTTAGGTTGTTTGACATATATAAGTCAAATCCCATAAAGTTACCAACCTTTCCATTGTATAAGGCTGCATCAGCAAAGTTAAATCCTTTGTCTGTTGCTGTTTGTGCAATTAATGCTAATGCTGCAGGTGATAATACTGCACAGAAATCGTTAACTTCTACAACGTTCAATGTTTGTAATGCTTTTCTAGCATTAGTGAACAAAGTAATAACGTTGGCTGAAGTTAATACGATTGCTGAACCATTTGTTCCACCACAATCACCATCATCAAATTCTGTACCATAGTCAGAATGTGCAAATACTGCTGTATCGATTACATTACCTAATCCATATGAAGCACTATCTACCATTTCTGCCATTGTATCATAATAAGATTGAGTTTCCTCAGCCTCATCAATATACATTGGTACATCATAAAATGTGTTAATTGTTATTGAGTCATCAGTTGAACTTGCACCTTGTAGTGTTACCTCTGTGCCTGGTGTGTAAGAAACTGGTGTGTGTTCTGTGAAGTAAGGTTTGTGAATTTTATCACCTCTTGACATTGCAGTTGTTACTGCTGCAACCTCTTGTGCAACTAAAACCTTTCTAAGGTTCATTTGCATCCTTGCTTCCCAAAACTCTGCTTTGTTTGCGTCTATGCTTGTTGTAACGTTTGCCATTTTGGTTTATCCAGACGCATCTTCTAAAGGAACTATCTTTTTCTGTATTTTTGGTCGGCTTCTTTAATTAATCTTTCTTTTTCTTCTAAAGAAAGTTCTTTAAAGTCACCTGCCTCTAATACCTCTTCTACTGTTCTAGAAGCTTGTGATTGTTTGTTAGAAGGGTCTGGTGTTAAATTATCCTTCTTAATCTTCTCTCTTCTAGCCGCAATGTATGTTCCTACATCCTCGGACTTGATAGCTTCTAAAATATCTATTCCTTTGCCTTTGGCATAGGTTTCTGCAAAGTCAATTTCTGCTTCATCTAAATCTCCCAAAGCCTTAACTTTTTTAGCTAAATTAATTTCATTAAATTGGGGAATCTCTTGTTTTGTTTCCTGATTAGCAGGTTCTTTCCCTTTTAATTCTTCTTTTAGCTTTTTAAGTTCTGCTTCAGCATTTTTAGCTCTTGCATATAATCTTCTTTCATTTTCAGAACCACCTTGTGAATTTGTTTCCCGAGTTTCCTCAGTAGGGGTTGTTTCCTCTTGGTTGTCTTGGGTTTCCTCCATTTGAGTTTCTTCACTCATAAGCGTAATATTTTATGCGGATTACGACTGACCGACCTTTGTGTTTTAATGGGTTGACGCTTCCCAAATTTTTATTTATGTATTTTTTTTGTTGGTTTAATTTCTTCCTCTGGAATAAGTTTGTTATAAAGGTTTTGTAATAATATTCTGGCTTTCATCATTCCTCTTGTTTCTGCAGCCAACTTATCATTACTATCAAATGCTTCTGCTGGAATTGTTGAAACACTAACAGCGCTATTAATTAAGTCAACTAATTCCTCTCTTAGTGCTTGACCACCCTTTCCACTAGCTAATTCTTTTATAATTTGTTTTCTTTCTTCTAAGGGAAGTTTTGTTTCTTCACTCATAGTTTTTGTTCCCCAGTGCTACCTGCTACTGGTACTGGTGGGGCTGATACTCCCCCACCCGCACCACCAACTGATTGCATTGCTGGTTCATTAGTTTTTATTATTTCTGCTTCTAAATCGTATAAATTAATTCCAACTTGTTCAAGATACTTTCCAAAGATTTTCTTTTTAATTGGGTCTTGAAGTATTGTTGGGTCTGCTGTTATCATTTGGAATGCTTGAATTAATGATTGTGCTTTTACTGTAGCAGATTGACTTTCATCTGTAATTACAATATCAATATCATATTGAATATTTTTATACCATCCAGCCGGAACCTTGAAGTGTCTTTCTTTAATGTTAGAAACTCTTTCTTCTTCTAGCTCTTTAAATATTTTAACCTGATTGGTATCTGGTAAAATACCCTTGGTTCTAATATATTCTAGTACACGAGTATTTACATTTTGAGCCTTAATCATTTCATTAATTCTCTGTAAATCTTCACCAACTATTTTCAAGAAGTGTTCCTTGTTTGCTGTCTTTTCAAATCCTGGAATTACGAATCTCCATAATAGGTCTTTAATTTCTAAGGCAATGTTTTCTCTCATTTGGTCAAAGAAACTCATTGTCATTGCTGCACTTAGTTGTGCAGAACCTAATGGGGTACCTGCTGGTGTTCTTTCTCCTCTAATAACATCGTATGAAAAAGTCTGTTCTTGAGAGTTTTGTTGTAGCATTTGCATCTCTGCGGTAAAGTGTGATAAGTTTCTATCCTGCATATCAACAATTTGTAGTGGCTCATCAACTCTTAACACATCTCCATTCTCTGCATCACCTAATAGGTTTCTTGCTGCTCCAGGGTCTCTTGTCTGCCATAGTCTTAATGAGTTCCAATAAGAAGATTTAACTTGCTGATTAAGAATCTCATTAATTCTTATTTGGTTCTCTGATAGAATCTCTGGAATTGAAACTCCTAACCATCTACCAGGAATCTTGTTAATATGAATTTCTTTATATGGGTGTCTATCAACTAACTTTTCTGCTAAAATAATATCTCCATTAATTTCAAATTTAGCTAAGTCGTTCTTTTTAATATCGGAAGGAATATCTGCTACTAGAACCATCTTATAATCAAAGAATCCATTTGTTTCTACTTCTCCATATCTCTCAAATACTCTAATGTATTGTTCTTTAGAGCCACGATACAAATCCATTACTTTGTCAATGTTCTCCCAACCCTTCTTTTTAGCAATTTTTCTAAACTCTACTGGTGTGTAATAGTGAATTTCTATAATATAGTTAGAAAAATCTAATGAGTCTGCGTTTTGTTCACAAATAAAGTTCCTTAAATCTACAAAATGTACATCTCCAGCGTTATATTTTAGAACAACAGAACCCATTTTAGGTAATTCTTCTGAGATTCTGTTTAAAACCCTACCAAATTGTTGACTCTTAAGCCAATATTTTAAATCTCTTTGGTAAAACCATACTTTAAGCTCATTTCCACCGGGAGAATTAACTAAATTAATATCCCTTGTGTCTAAATCAATAGCTTTAGTGGTTGTTCCACAGGCAGACCTAATTGTATTCAAGAAATACAACTTAAGTCCATCTGTATCAATATCTCCATCTAAGAACTTTGAGTTGTAATATGAAATATTAAACTCTAATTGTTCTTTTTGATTAAAGTCCCAACCATCTAAAATAGTAATTGGCTCTTTAAAGTTCTGTAATTCTCCCTCTATATTAATTTTCATTATCTTCTAACCCTTATTTTTCTCCTTTTTCTTCTTTCTTCTAATAAGAAGTTTATAGGGTCTTCTTGTTTATCTTTAATCGTATCCGTTGAGTATAATCCCCATACTGCTAGCCCCAAGCTCATTACACAATCGTCGTGCATACCAACTGGTGCTGAATATGTAATTGTTCCTCTCTCTGTAACCTCCACTCCAAATGAGCTAAGTTCATCTATAAGTATTGGTTCATTTGGAAGGAGTATTCCTCTTTCCTCTATAAATAAGTTTAACTTCTCAACAAGCTCTTGCTTACTCTTGTTTGAGAATTTAAAATCATCTATTACTAAATTCTCTCTTCTTAAATCGTCTGTTACTGGATTACCAACGCCAGTAGAGTCAATTATTATTTTAGCATTGTTATACCTTCTTGCCAAGGCAACAATTCTATTCTTCTGAATTGGGTAATCAATTTTATTAAATCTATCCCAAGCAACAACCTTGTGTGTGAACCTATCAACTACTGTTAATACTGTATAGTCATTAACCTTAGCAAGGTCAACCCCAAGTATGTATCTATGGGAGGGCAATGGTTCTTCATAGCAACTATCACTAATTACTTCTCTAATATTCCTAAACACAGCACTTGCACCGTCAATAAACGAGGCATTATACTCTTGGTTATAAATTTCCCCTGGCAAACTTCTTCTTAGTTTCTCTAACCACTCCTTTGTGTTTAATTCATTATCTGAACTGGGTGCATTCCACACAAATCCATCGTCAGCTTCTTCTACTTGTTTATACTTGGTATGAAACCAATTCAATCCTTTTGGAGTACTAATAAAAATAGTTCTACCATTTCTTGTCATTGTAGTAGCAGCCAACTCTCTATCATATGTCATTGGTGCTAACCTAGCCGCTTCATCAATAATAAGCAAATCTACCTCCTCTCCTATTAAAGAAACAGGGTTATCGGCAGTTTTACATTCTATCCAACTACCATTAGCCATTCTTAACTTTGTATATGGCTTAGTGGTAATTGTATACTCACCTGGCTCATACATTTTAGCAATGAACTTAACTATTTCAGTAAATGCCTTTTGCGTTAAATCACTTGTTGGTGCAACTATCCATACCTGTCTGTGTGGTAATAACATCTCTCTAAATGCGAGATACGCTACTAATAACGTCTTACCCCAACGACGCCCGCACACCAACACAACATCTTTTATCTTATCATCCTTTATTCCCTCTAAAACAGGAGCTTGTCCTTTATGTGGAACAAACCCAAGTTTTTGCTTGAGCTTCTCATCATTAATTTTCAATTTCTCCTGCTTCAAGGAATTCATTATTTTTTTCTTGTAATGCTTCAATTTTTAATCTCTTACCTGGGTACAAATCTTTAAGTTTGCAGACCTCTATGGCTGCGGCTAAACGCGTTCTCTTGTCTTCGTTATCTTCATCAATTAAATCATCAAACACTTTCATAACTTTAGTATTTGCCATTCCCTCTAATAATTTTTTCCAAGTCATAGTATGTTTAACTCGGCAGGTTCTAGCCATATGTGGCGTATAACCAACCTCTAACATTATTTTACTAACTACTGGTTTCCTCCCAGCGGCATACTCCTCAGCATATTTCTTAAATGCTTTCTCTATAAGTACACCATTTTTCCTTATTGGTTTTAATATTGTTTCTTCTGTCATATCTTTACCCCTCTACTTCCATTATAGCACATTTTAACATTATTGTCAACATAGTTGACTGTAAACTGTAAACCCTTTCCCCTGTGAGGGGAGTTTAAGTCATAATACCAAAACCCCTGTAAGGGGACTATAATATATAATAGCCCCTTCCCGCCTAGACCATCTCCCCCCCCCTTTAAGTGTTTAACCCTCTACTCTGTAGTATTCCATATATACCCTTTTTCTCTTTTT